CCTTTTAGCTTTCTAGTTATCTTAGTAATCATAAAGTATGGATAAATGGTTTGTCCATTTCTTTTTACTGATTGTGTATAATCTTCTCCATAAGCCTTTACATTTTCTATTAGCTTATCAAATTTAATAACATCACCTGCTTCTAAATTTATATATTTTATAGGTAAGTCTAAATTAAATATATTGTGCTGATTGCAATTATACATATAAAGAAAGTTTCTTAAAGATAATGCAGTATTTTTATCTCTGATATGATCACTTTCATATTCCAATACTTTATTATCTCTTTCTAATCCTACATACTCATAGCTATAACCATCTTCTCTACCCTCAGCTTCCTCTATTCCATCTCCATTACCAAACATATCATAGCCATCAACATATCCAGTTTCCTTTACATATTCATCTTCTGCATAATCTTTTTTATATTTAACATTTACTATGGTGTGTATGTCTTGCAGGGGTGTTCTTGTAAAGTTGTATTTAATAATATCATCAGTATTAATAGTAATGCTAACATCTTCATTGCTATAATTGTTTTTAATATAAGAACAAGTAAATTCAGAGTTACTTCTAAATTTAGGCATTAATCTAGTATCTTTAGACAACTGCTCTATAAATTCCTTACCTTTTTTAATCTCATCTGTAGTAAAAGCATAAGGCATCCCTTGATGAGTTTCTGATGCTAAATCAAGCCCATCTAAATCTATATTTGTATAATCTAATTCTTTTTCTAAAAAGTTTGTTATAATGCTTGTTGGATTTTCTATATCAGACAATTCCCCTTCTTCATCTTCTATAGTTCTTCCAAAAACATCTACATAAAAAGGGCTATCTAATGCTTTTTCAAAAATAATATAATGTACAAGACCAACCGAATGAATATCTGTATTCATTACCACAGGATAATCAGAACCATTAGCTAAACTTGATTCAACTCTATATGTTAAATTTAGAGATGTAAAAGTAGAAGGATCAAAATAATTTAATCTTGCAAGTCCATTTGTAGCAGTATAGTTATCATTTTCTGAGTTTAAATCAGTATCTTCTGAAGGATAATCTTGTGGATCAGAACTCCACCATTGCTCAGTATCATCAATGCTTGCTGTATTCTTTGCAATTAATACAACAGCATCATCATCTATTACTTCATTTAAATCAAACTCTACAACATCTACTGGAGCAACAGATAATATAAAACTTGTGTTAGGAGCACCAAGAGTATCTTCTGATATAAAACATTTTATTTTGCCATGAAAGAATGTGTCTGTATGCACTTCGTCTGATATATCTAAATCTCCAAGAGGAAACATTAAACTTAATCTTTTATCTGGCAATCCTTCAGCTTCATTTCTGTCGTGTATTGCAAAATTATTATCTGCTCTTTTTGCAGTTCCATAGTTGCCAAAGAATATTATATCTGTACCATCTTCTGTATAACTTATATGACCTCTGTGAGTAGCAGGAAATACAGTATTTGAAGTTATTTTAATTTTTCCTTTAGCTCCATCACATCCAGTAGCATCAAAAGGATTGTCAAGCTCTCCATTATACTCTGTTAAAAACTCAAGAGTATCTCCTATGCCTTCAATGTCTTTTTTAATCCATATAGCCCAAGACTGTTGTGGAGAATCAAATACATCAGTTTCTCTAGTTCTCATATGATTCCATCCTGCAGAGTACATACCATAACCACCGAACCAAACACTATCATCACTCATATTATGACCTTGCTCAAAATATGGAGAGGTCTGTCCAAATGAATTAAATTGTGTTTTCTTAACACCAAAACTTCTAAACATTTGCCTTCCTTGTGCAAAAGAATTTGTTATCTCATAAGGAACATATTCTTCAAAATCTTCAGATTCAAACAGATAAGGATTTCCATCATTTAAATTAAAAACATTAAATACTTTTATATTGTTATAATTTGAAGATAAGGGATTGTTTGTATTAAAAGTAGAATTATTCATAGTTATAGCAATAACATCATACCCTAAATCTTCTCTTATGCTTCCACTTTTAGTTATTTCGCTATATATAAAGAATGGTTGTGGACAAGCTGTTTGTTCTTGTTTTTCTGCAAACCAATCCATGTTAGTTGCATTTGGATTTAAACCTTCATAATTACCACTTTCGTATGTGAATTGTGGCTGATTTCCTCTATAACTTCTACCACTTCTAAAAACATTCCAATTAGATGCAGATACTTCACTTTCTGTATAATTGCCTGTAACTAAAAGTTCTTGGTTGATTATTTCTGATGCTCTATTATACATACCCTTGTGTGTGGGAAATTGTTTAAAAACAATACTAGGATCGTCATATCCTTGATTGTTTATTATATGAGAATATAAATACAACCATTCATAAATTCTATGCCCCCAAGTAATAGTAGGAGTTGAGCCAAAAAATATACCTATAGCCCCATAGACAGAACCAAACTGATGCAATCTAAACCCATCATACAAATCTTGATTATCTTCCTGAGATATTAAATTGTTAGGTATTTGTGCTCTAGTTTCATAATAGCTTTCAGAATTAAATCCAATAGGGTTTATATTAGTGCTAGTTAAAACTTGGAATGGATTATCTACTGCAAATTCAGGGTTTAAAATATCAACACTTATGTTTTCATAAGGATAACCTAAATCATCAACTTCTTCTTCTCCAAAATCATTTGTCATTAACATACATTGATTTGGAAATCTTATTTTAACACATTGAAACTCATTAAATGCAGGAGGATTCTGTGGTATAACTCCTTGATGTTTTTTTCTTATTTCTACAATATCATTATTGATTGTATATTGTTCTTCATCTTCCCAACTCCAATCTTCAGGATCATAATCAGCACCACCAGTAATTACATTTGAATTGTAGTTTTGCAATACTTGATAATAAGAATCTTTGTAGATATATAAAGGATTGTTTCCTTGCTCTAAGGATGATATATATTCACTTTCTATACTTGATATTCCACCTAGCTGTATATTTCTATCTGCATCTACTACATCTGTAGCATCACATACAATACGAACACTAACTTCATCTTCTGGATTTTCTTTATCTATGTAAGGAATAGCAGGTGATTTATCAACCTTTCCATATACAATAGGTATAGGCTTGTTTACATAATCTTTATTATAAACATTGTTTGTATAGCCAGTATTGGAAATGGGTACATTTTTCTTTAAAACATCTTCTGTTAAATCCTCTAAATCTATTCTTACTGATTGAGAGTCGTGATTTAGCTTCCTTATAGTTCCTTTAAATATCAGCAAGCAATCTTCTAAACTAGTGCAAGTTTGTGTTTTATAATACAACTCTGCTTCTTTGTTTAAAAGTCCTCTCTCAAATATAAAATCACTAAATCTTTTACCATTTACTTCATAGTTAGATAGTGTAAATGAAACTTTGTTTATTTGAATTGTTTTATCTTTTATGTTTATAGAGTCAGTAGTAGATGTAACATTTAAAGCATAATCTTCTAGAAATATATCGCTATTTAAACTTCCTTTTACTGTAGATATATAAATATCATTATCAATAACTAATAATGGTGTTATATTTGTTTCTTTATACTGAATATCATTATTAAATTTTTGTGATAAATTTAACATTAATTTACTCCTATGTCAGCACCTCTACGAATTGCCTCTTTTATTTTAGGAATTGCCTCTGATTCTATAAATTCATCTGACATTACATTTCCAGAAAATGAAATGCTTATACCTGCTCCACCACCTTCATTAATTCTATTCATTGTTTCAAGTCCTACAGATTCTACAGCACCACGACTCATAACAAACTCGCCTCTTTCTGCTTCAATCATAGTACCCCCTTGTGAGTGCCTTCTACCACCAACCATACCACCTCTTTCAAATTTTTGTGCTCTTATAGTTTCAACTTGCAATGCTCCTGCAATACCAATTAAAGTAGCAAGTGGGATGTTTGGTAATGCTTCAGTAACAGCTACAGCAGTATTAGATATGGCTTCTAATATTCTGACTTTCTGAACTTGTTTTTTAACTTGCCTTTCTTCTTGCCTTGCTTTTTTATTTATCTTATCAATTTCTTTTTGTCTTTTTCTTTCACTTCTAATTGAATCTGTTGCAGCCAATCTAGTTGCTTTTTCTTGGTTTATTGCTTGCATTTCCATATTCTGATAAGCAGTTGCAATTTGCCCTAGTGCTTTTATGTACACATTCACTTCAGCAGTAATCCCTTGCACTTTGTCTAAGTCTATACCAAGAGTTCCATCACCTTCGCCTTCAAGAGCTTTTATCTTAGCAAGTAAAGTTTCATACTCTAATAAAAAATCGACTATAACTTTATTTTGTTCTATTTGTTCATCTGACAAATCTACTTGATCTTTATTATGTTTCAATATAGGCAAATAGAACTC